GAAGGAAACCATGCCGTGCGCAAGGCGTGCGTGCGCGAAACTAGGATGTTTCCATGATTGCCGCCGACCTGGTTCCGCTTGCCTTTGCCGTTGACAAACTTCGCCTGCTGCCAGGCAACCCGCGTCGAGGGAACGTGGACGCAGTCAAGCGTTCGCTGCAGGCGTTTGGTCAACGTAAGCCGATTGTGGTGCGCCGGTCAGACCTGGTGGTGATTGCGGGGAACCATACGTTGCAGGCTGCGCAGGCGTTGGGTTGGGCTGAGGTGGCGGTGGTGTGGGTGGATGATGATGACACGACATCAAAGGCTTTTGCGTTGGCGGATAATCGAACGGCCGAGCTTGGCGATTATGACAATGAGGCTTTGGCGGAGTTGATTGGTGAGGTCGGGTCGGTTGATCCTGAGTTGTTGGCGGCGACGGGTTGGTCGGCTGATGCGGTGGCGGAGTTGTTGGCGGTGTTGGAGCCTGATGTGTTGCCGTTAGTGGGTGATCCTGATGAGGTGCCTGAGCAAGTGGTTGGTAAGTCGGTGCTGGGTGATGTGTGGATTCTTGGGCCGCATCGGGTGATGTGTGGCGATTCATTGAATCCAACAAATTTGGATCGACTTATGGCAGGAGCTACAGCGGGATGTATCTTGACCGATCCTCCATACGGCATTGATTTGAATACAGACTATTCAGTTGGCGGTGGTAGAAAATACCGCAAGGTCGCAAATGACGACAAACCATTTGACGCATCATTTCTTCGTGGGTATTTCAGCAGTACGGAGGAACAGTTCTGGTGGGGTGCAAATTATTATTGGCGCACATTGTCCGAGGTGGACCTTGCGGGTTCTTGGTTGGTTTGGGATAAGCGAGATGAACGAACGGATTCAGTAGTCGGAGCAGGATTTGAGTTGTGTTGGTCTGCAAAAAAACATAAGCAAGATGTCTTGAGGTACTTGTGGACCAACTACACATCTCACATTAATGAGGGGCATCGTCGAGAACATCCAACAGAAAAACCAATCAAGATGCTTATGGAGATACTTGACCGATGGGCATCAGAGAAATGCATCATTGTGGATGTGTTTGGAGGGTCGGGTTCAACTCTTATCGCTGCGCATCAAACCAATCGTGTTGCCTACTTGATGGAACTTGATCCGAAGTATGTGGATGTGATTTGTGCTCGGTTTCAGAAGGTGACGGGTATCAAGCCTGTGAGTGAGGCGACTGGGCGGGAGCATGATTTTCTAGATGGCTAGGCCTGTTGGGCGTCCGCCGAAGCCCACCGAGCAGAAGCGTCGGACGGGTAATCCTGGTCGCAGGAAGTTGCCGTCTACGGAGGTGGCGATTGTTGGTCAGGTGAATGTGCCTGCGCCGGTGCGGCCTTTGGGTGCTAACGGGTTGGCGTTTTGGGAGCGTGTGTGGGCGGTTGGTTTTGCGTGGATTAGTCCGAATACGGACATCGAACTGTTGCAGATGGTGTCTGAGCAGATTGATGAACGTCAGGCGTTGCGTGTGAAGGTGTTGCGTGAGGGTGATTGGCGTGACCGTACTGCGTTGCGTGCGTTGGATGCGCAAGTGTTAGATTGTTTGTCCCTGCTCGGTTTCACTCCTGTGGATCGTGCCCGCCTAGGTTTTGTGGAGGTGAAGATTCAGAATGAGCTTGACGCATACCGGGAGAGGAAAGCGAAAGGTGTTGCCCGTGCCGCCAAGGTGGTTGACATCGAGCAATCCGAAGAAGACTGATGGCCCAGCGGTAGTCGATTTCGCTGCGTCGTTCATGCACGTATCGAAAGGGATGCTTGCAGGAGAAAGACTTGCGTTGACTTCGTGGCAAGAGAACCTCATCAACAGTCTGTATGAGCGTCGAGCGGATGGGTTGTTGCGTTACAAGCGAAGTGTGATTGGGTTGGGTCGTAAGAACGGGAAGTCGCTGCTCGGGTCACTCATTGCGCTGTACGGTCTGATTGAGGGCGAGCATGGGGCTGAGGTCTATTCGGCTGCCGGTGACCGTCGCCAGGCGCGGGTGGTGTTTGATGAGGCGAAGTGGCAGGTGCAGCAGTCTCCTGCGTTGGCTGGTATCTGCAAGGTGTATCGGGATGTGATTGAGGTGCCGTCAACTCACAGCATCTACCGAGTGTTGTCGAGTGATGCGAAACTTCAGCAAGGGTTGAACCCTTCGACGGTGGTGTTTGATGAGTTGCATGTGCAGCCGAACTCGGAGTTGTGGGATGCGTTGACGCTCGGGTCTGGTGCTCGTCGTGACCCGCAGATTGTTGCTATCACGACTGCTGGGTATGACATGTCGAGCATCTGTGGAACTTTGTATTCGTACGGCCAGAAGGTGTGTCGTGGTGAGATTGAGGATGAGGCGTTTGGGTTCTGGTGGTGGGAAGCAGCGGAGGGTTGTGACTTGGGTGATCGTGCTGCGTGGCTGGAGGCGAACCCGAATCTGGCTGAGGGTTTGCTTGACCCGGAGGACATGGAGATTGCGGTGCGTCAAACCAGCGAAATCAGTGTCCGTCGCTATCGACTGAATCAATGGGTTCGCACGGCAGCCGATTCGTGGTTGCCTCAGGGTGCGTGGGAACTATGTCGTGGTGATGTCGACCTGGTGCCGGGTGCGGCGACGTGGATTGGGGTGGACATGGCGTTGAAGCGTGACACGACTGCGGCTGTCGCAGTTCAGCATGTTGACGGCAAGATTGTGGCGAAGGCCAAGATTTGGTTGCCTGATGGTGGGGTGATGGATGTGGCTGCGGTGGAGTCGCATCTGATGGAGATGGCGCAGCTCTACGATGTGCAAGAAGTTGCGTATGACCCGGCGTTCTTTCAACGCTCTGCTGAGGCTTTGGCTGAGCAGGGTATGCCGATGGTCGAGTTCCCGCAGTCACCGCAACGCATGGTCCCTGCGTGCGGGCATCTGTACGAGACCATTGTGAATCAGAAACTTGTGCATGATGGCAACCCAATCTTTTCGGATCAGGTGTTGTCTGCGGCGCAACGTGTCAAGGACAACGGTTGGACTTTGAGCAAAGGTAAATCGAAACGCAAGATTGACGCAGTCATCGCGTTGGCGATGGCCGTTGACCGGGCGACCACAACTCCTGACACCGGGCCTGAGCCTGGGTTCTTCGTGGTGTGAGTAGCCTGAATCGTCTAACCTAGGAGGACAAATGATTCTCACATTGGAGCTAATCGGATTGGTGTGCATAGTGGTCGCAGGTGCTTTGGTTCATCCGGCGTTGGGCGTGTTCGTGTTGGGTGTCTCTTGTTTCGCTGCCGCCTACGGTTACGCCCGAACGAAGGTCGCTAAGAAATGATTGTTGAACGCTTCACGAAGTCAGCCGAAGAAGAGCGGGCCATCTCGTTCCAATCGTTGTTTGCGCTTGGTGACGGCTACACGTTCACAACGAACTCGGGCACCTACGTCACGCAAGATGACTCACTCAAGATTGGCACGGTCTACGCATGTGTGCGTTTGATTGCCGACACGATTGCCAGCCTGCCAGTTGATTCGTACATCCGCCAGGATGGTGTCCGGTTGCAGTATCGGCCGCGACCTGTTTGGCTTGACTCTCCCGACATTGGTGTCACCAAGGACGACCACTTCCAGCAGGTTCTTGTTTCGTTGCTGTTGAACGGCAACTCGTTCACCCGTATCATCCGCGACGAAGAAGGCGAAGTGCTTGCCTTGTCGGTGTTGAATCCACAGTTCACCGAAGTGCGTCGTGATGCGAACGGCCGACTGTTCTACGTCTACTCGGCCCGCGACCGCATTGAAGACGTGGACATGATCCACGTCAAAGACCTGTGCCTGCCAGGTGAGTTGCGTGGCAAGTCCCGCATCGACCTAGTCAAAGAGAACCTTGGTCTCGCACGCGCACTTGAGGAGTTCGCTGCACGGTTCTTCGGTCAAGGTTCGCAGACCTCTGGCATCATCCAGTTCCCTGGCAACTTGTCGCGTGAGCAAGCCAAGAATCTTGTTGACGCCTTCGAGGATGGCCACAAAGGGTTGCGTCGTTCGCATCGCCCAGGCATCTTGTTTGGTGGTGCCACGTTTGAAAAGACTGGTGTGAACCCGAACGAGTCTCAGTTCATTGAGTCACGACAGTTTGCGGTTGAGGAGATTGCTCGAATCTTCCGTGTGCCACCGTCAATGATTGGTGTCACGACACCGGGCGCACAATCGTATGCTTCGGTGGAAGCGAACCAGTTGCACTTCTTGCAACATTCGTTGGCCCCATACCTATCCAAGATTGAATCCGAATATAGCGTCTTGTTGGCTGGTCGTGCGTTCATCAGATTCACGGTCGCAGGTTTGTTGCGTGGTGACATCGCTGCCCGCAACGCTTCGTATGCGCAAGGGTTGAACAACGGCTACATGTCGGTCAACGATGTGCGCCGCCTTGAAGACATGTCACCGATTACAGGTGGCGACGTGTACCGAGTTCCACTCACCAACATCGACATCAACGCAGCGAACCTTGCCGACATGGATCGCAAGTCTGCAATCGTTCAACGACTCGTCGCGTCAGGCTTCCAACCTGCTGCCGTGTTGAAGGCTCTTGACATGCCTGAGATTGAACACACGGGTGTGCCAACTTCGGCGTTGCAACCTGTGGCTTCCATCAACCCAATCGCCCCGGCAACGGTCTACGACGCTGGCACTCGTGAGCTGAACTTGAACATGCCTGAACAAATCTTCCATGTGTCCACTCCGAACGTGCATGTTGATGCACCAATCGTCAACGTGCCAGAGACCGTCGTGAACGTGAAGATGCCTGAACAGCGGACCGTTGTTCGTACGGTTGAGCGTGACGCCGATGGTCGAATCCTGCACATC